CCGCCGATATGATTTATCTTGGAACAGGTCGAGACTCTGGCGAGAAAGACCCTACGGTTCAAGCCCTAGGATTTGGTTCTCAGATTTACGGTGCTCGCGCTGACCTGATTATCCTTGACGATGTCGTGATGAACTCCAATGCCCACGAGTGGGAGAAGCAAATTGAATGGCTTCAGAAAGAAGTTATCACGCGTTTGGGACGACACGGGAAACTCCTCATCGTAGGAACCCGTGTTGCTCCCGTTGACCTATACAAACAAATACGGGACGGCTCCAACTGGACTGGTGGTAAATCGCCATTCACTTATATGGCAATGCCAGCGGTCCTCGAGTTTGATGAGAAGCCTGCCAACTGGAAAACGTTGTGGGCTAAAACAGACCGCCCTGAGGGCGAGAATGATGAAGCAGATGCTGACGGACTTTATCCGAAATGGGATGGACCCGCGCTCTTTACTAGGCGTAGTGAAGTCGCTCCGAGCGTCTGGGCTATGGTCTACCAACAAGAAGACGTCGTCGAAGACGCAATATTCGCGCCAGCAGCAGTTGCAGGATGTGTCAACGGTATGCGAAAGCGCGGACCACTTAGACCAGGTGCTGCAGGTCATCCACAACAAATCGAGGGGTATACCGTTATAGGGCTAGACCCTGCTATGACTGGTAACACCGCTGCGGTAGTTGCAACTTACAACAAGGCTGACGGGATGATTTATATCCTTGACTGCGTCAATATGACCGACCCGACGCCTATGAAGATTCGATACCTGATTGAAGATTGGGTACAAAAGTACAAACCACAGGAACTGCGAATTGAAATCAACGCACACCAGAAAGCGTACGCGCTCGACGATGACCTGCGAAACTGGTTGTCAATGTACGGCTGCCAACTCAACTCTCACTTCACTGGTAAGAATAAGTGGGATACTAGTTTCGGTGTGGCTTCTATGGCAAGTCTTTTCGGCAGTCTACGAGATGGAAGATTCCAGGATAACAATTTAATAGAACTACCAAGCAATGAAGGTAGCGAAGGTCTTAAGGCGCTAGTACAGCAGTTGATTACTTGGAAGCCTGAGACAAGAAACGCAACCGACTGCGTGATGGCTCTCTGGTTTGCAGTAATCCGCATCCGCGAGATGATGCAACAAGGAACCTCGCAGCAACGCTGGGTTCAGAACCGTTGGGCAACTAGAGCACAGACTCAACGCAGAACATCTATAAATCTTGACGAAGCCTTTGCAGAGCAATGGCAGGATATATACGGATAGGAAGATAAATGCCTCAGAACAAAATGCCTAAGCCAGGAAGACATCTTCCTAATATGCCTGATAATTCATATGTAACTCCAGATTATTCTCTTGAGTCCGGCAATGGACCTATCGACCCAGGATTTAACAGCGGTCCAATGTCAAAGAAATTAAGCCGTTGGGCTAAGAAAAACAAAAACCTTTTTAGGAAGTAAGGATACTAATGGCGCTTTCAATAGAGCAAGTTGCTGCACGAGTCGAATCACTTCGCTATCGTGCTGCAGACAGGGACCAACGTAACCTGGACGTCCTTGCTGTCCGCAAAGGGCAAATTGCCACTGTTTATCCTGACTTCTTTCCAGATGGGGTAGATGCCAATGTCGTTGCGAATTTTGTTGATGTTGTGGCTAGAGACCTGTCAGAGGTTATGGCGCCACTACCGGCGGTTAACTGCAACGCGGCGAATTCGGTTTCTGACCGTGCTCGTAAGTTCGCTGATACACGCACTCGTATTGCCTCTAACTATTTTGCTCATTCAGATTTATCTGTACAGATGTATCAAGGCGCAGACTGGTACATCACTTATGGATTCCTCCCGTTCGTAATCGAATTGGATGAAGAGGCAAAACTGCCACGCATTCGCCTAGAAAACCCAATAGGTGCTTACCCTGAGTTTGACCGCTACGGACGATGCGTTGCTTTTGCGAAACGCTATATGATGACTCTAGGCGAACTAGTTTCTATGTTCCCTGAGTTCGAGTATGAATTGCTCGGTAAACTCCGTTACGAGCAAGACTTGAATGCTCAGGTTGAATTGGTTCGCTATTATGACAAAGACCAGTCAATAGTATATTTGCCTAACAAGGGTAACCTTGTATTATCTACAGCCAAGAATCCTCTTGGCAAGATGATGATTATCGTAGCCCGTAAGCCATCTGTTGATGGTGAGATGCGTGGTCAATTCGATGACATTATCGGAATCCAACTTCTCCGCAACCGCTTTGCGTTGCTTGCAATGGAAGCAGCAGAGAAATCAGTACAGGCTCCAATCGTTCTTCCTTCCGACGTACAAGAACTTATGCTTGGTGGAGATGCGGTCATCCGCACAAACAACCCAGCGGGCGTTCGTCGTGTAGAACTCACATTGCCACAAGGCGCATTCACCGAGCAGACTCTGCTCAATCAAGAAATGCGTGTAGGTGCTCGCTATCCTGAGGGACGTACCGGAAACATCGATGCTTCGATTGTTACTGGTCAAGGTGTGCAGGCTCTTATGGGTGCATTTGATACCCAAGTCAAGAGCGCTCAAGCAATCTTTGCTAGCGCACTACGCGACACAATTCAGATTTGCTTTGAGGTAGACGAAAAGATTTTCCCAGATTCAAAGACCATTCGCGGTGTTGACTCTGGTTCACCTTACGAAATTACTTACAATCCAGTCAAAGACATCAAGGGCGATTACAGCGCAGATGTTCGTTACGGAATGTTGGCTGGTCTAAACCCTGCTCAGGGTCTTATCTTTATGTTGCAGGCTCTTGGTGGCGGACTTATCTCCAAAGATTTGGCGATGCGTGAACTTCCATTCACCGTAAATGTCACACAAGAACTTGAAAAGATTGAAGTTGAGAATATGCGCCAAGCGTTGCTTGGTTCTCTACAGGCATACACTCAAGCAATTCCTGCAATGGCAACACAGGGTGGGGACGCATCTGACGTTGTGCGTAAGATTGCTGCAGTTATCAAGGCTCGCCAGAAAGGCGTAGCACTTGAGGATGCGATTGAAGAAACATTCGCTCCTGCAGAGCAAGTTCCTCCTGCCGGAGTTGCCGCTGAAATGGTTGAGCAACCGTCCCCTGCTCCCTTAGGTGCTCCGGTGGGAGGCGCTCCTTCGCCAGAAATGGCACCAGCCCCAGAGGCTGCAGGCGCACCTGACATCTTAAGTCTTCTATCAAGTATTTCTGGAGCCGGAGAGGCTAACGCAAGCGTAAGAACTATTCGACGACGATAATCTAGGAGGGGACAATGACAACGATTATCGGAATTGAATATCCAGACCGTGCGCTTATTGTCGCCGATAGCAGAGTAACTGATGATACAGGGCGCATATACGCTCACAAAGTAATGAAGAAGATTGCTCAACGTGGTGCGATTCTAGTAGCAGGAGCAGGAGAAGTCGCTCCTTGCGATATAGCCCAGAATATCTGGCAACCGCCACAGTTCACAGCGAAAGACAAGAAAGATGTCTATCGCTATATGATTACCAAAGTAATGCCATCGCTTCGCAAATGCTTAACTGACAATGGCTACAACTTTGAAGAAGATAAGAAAGACGGAATGAGATTCCAGTTTCTTATGTCTGTAGGTGGCGAGATATTTGACATCGATGAAGACCTTTCGGTTATGAAAAGCGATGACAATATGTACGCAATAGGTAGTGGTGGTTCATTTGCCTTAGGTGCTTTGTACGCAGGAGCCGAGCCCTATCAGGCTATGGAAATTGCTTGCAAGGTTAGCGCCTACTCAGCGCCTCCTTTTCACGAAGAGGTGCAGTACAAATGAGCAGATTTACTGATGCAATAGATGCAGCGCTGCGTATAGCAGCAGAAGAATTAGAAGATTCAGAGAACCAGATATGTACTGGTTGGGTCTTAGTTAGCGAATGGTCAGACTTCGAGGGTACTCGTTATCTGATGACAGATGTCAGCGAGAATATGAATCCTTGGCTTGCTAAGGGAATGATTCTTTCTGCCGAGGAATATTCATATACGCCAGAGGAGAAGTAATGGTAAGCGGAGGAATGCGACCAACTGCACCGCAGAACAATCCTACGAGCGTTTCTGCAACTGGTGGTAATGGTCAATCAGGAAAGTTTGTAGCAGAGAAAGTTGCTAAGGCAACTCAACTTCGTCCTACAGGATTTGCACAAGGAGAAAATACGGCTAT